ATTTTATTAATTTCTACCTCTGTCATCATTGCAATTAATCTATTAATATGATCCTCTTTTGTCATTTCTGTATCCATGTTCAAAACAGGAATTTTTAATTTATTTGCAATATGAAAACCCATATTATCGGCTAATAGAGTTTTACCGGTTTTTGGTCTGGCAGCGATAACATTAATAGTGCTCTTTCTTAATCCGCCACCAATAGCATTATCATATGCTGGAAAACCAGTCGATATACCAACCTGACTAATTGGATTCTCAATCAGATGATTAATATAATCCTGTAATCCATCAGAAATATGTGCTGGATTATTATCATTATCATTTAGTGATGAGCTAAAATTTAATACAGTATCTTCAGCGATACCAAGAATATTAGTAATGCTTTCTGAACCAGACACTTCTGATAGTTTATTTTGAGCAACTTCTAATTCTTTATGTAACTTTCGTGCAATTTCTAGTTTCTTAATTTTTGCGGCAAACTTTAATCCATTATCTTTGTTTGCTGGGAAATCAATAATTGCTTTTAAGTGTAAGGTTTCTTCTTTCTTATTTAAGATAGTATCCAAACCCAAATCTTTTGCCACAGAATATACCGAGGCAATATCTATAGAGTTGGTCTGGCTAGTTTCACAAATTTTCTTAACACACTGATAGATATATTTATTACTATCAATAGTAAAAGAGTTTTCACTTAAAAGATCAGAAATCTCTAGGTAAGCACTATCACCATGTTTAAATAATATGGATAATACTGCTCTCTCAGCCGAAGGATCAGATAATATCATTTCACCCTGCACTCGATGAACACTTGTTACACTTATATCTATCTACGGAATCATGAATGAGAACCGGATTCACTTCTTCTTTTTTACCACAAGACCTACAAACCACCGAAACAGGAGTAAATGATCTATTTCTTGGTGTTGGTGGGAATTTTCTTACCGCCCTATCAAATTCAACGTCTTCCTTGTGTAGATTTCTATCTGACATGGTATCAAATAAATTAGTACCATCATGATCATTAACAGTTTTATTCTTGCGTTTGGGAACTGTTTTAATCTTTTTTGCTGGTGTTTTTGGCTTTGGAGTCTCATCATTAGTAAGGCCCTTTTGTAGAATAGCAATTAATGCTTTAATATCATCATTATCAAGACCCATGCTTCACCTTTGTTTTTTGTACAGAAAGAATAATATCTGATAAATTTTTTACACTATTAGCCAAATAAGACAATCTATCCATTCTTTGTTTAGCATACTTTTTAATTTTATTTAATGCTGTTGCTTTCTCATTATGTTTAATAGCTTGTAAGGACTTCTCTACAAACCCATAACCCTTATAATTATTAATCTCATCAGCAATAACTTCTTTGGTGGTTTCTTCTGACCAGTTATGTCTGGCTATTTCTCTATTCAAAGTTCTTTGTAGAAAAAACGCATATTGTGCTAATCTATAGGATATTTGGGCGCAATCCTCTGGAGTTAATTTCTCAATAGCATCCCTAGACATTGTAAAATACTGATTTAATTCATCTTCATTAAATCCATGTATATTAGTATATTTACCAAGACCAATAGTATTTTCATACTCATCTAATATCTTATCCCATTCATCAACTTGTTCTTTAGTTGTTTTATTCATTTGTAATCCGGTTTTCCCACTCGTCTGATTTGTCATAGGGTAATTCGATGTGGCAGATTCCATTTATTTCGCACCATTCCTTTTTATCTTTATCTCTTTTTTGTCCTTTTAAAAATGCCAATTTAGTATTGTGGAAATGTGGACTAAATTTATAATGTTGTTCGCCATGAACCTCAATACATTTTTTAATTAGTGGTAAATAAAAATCTAAATATAGGGTTTCAGATTTTCTAGGATTGATTGGTACTTCTTCTAGAATTTGCATTGTGGGATACAACCGCTTAATAAGCGCTCTTGCTTGAATATGATAACTTGATTTATTCTCAGAGCCTTTGGCTATATTTCCAGTTAAATGCCAATTACTAGTATTGCCATCCAAATCCCTAACATTCATTTGATACCCATTGTATTTTTAACTTCCACATATAAATCATCATAAACCTTTGGATTCTCAATAAGAAACTGCCTAACTTTTTCTGTTCCTTGGTATTTCTTTTCATCGTTCATAAAAGATAAGGTATACCATGCACCACCCTTATTAATTAACCCAAGATCAACACTTAGATTAATTAATTCCATTTGCTTATCAATACCTTGACCATAACGAATGTAACTTGTAATATTACCGCCAGGAGGACCAAGAGCAGAACACAATGTTTGCCATTCTACCTCTTGACCAATTTGAGTGTTATCAGCACTTAATAACCATGGTTTAAAAGTTTTGGCTCTAATCTTTACGTCTGTTTGATAAGCAATAGCCTGACCACTCTTCTCTTTAAACTCTGCACCATATCCAGTTGGATTACCCATTAAGTGAGTAATACCAATCACAATATTTTTATTAACTGGAATAACATTAGCAACCTTACGACAAAATTTAGCTAATAGTTTAGCGCCGTCTGCTCTTTGCATCTTATCCATATCGCTTGTGATTTCTGCTTCTGTACATAATGCAGAATAGGAGTCGATGATAAGAACAGAACCCGGATCCTCATTAATAATTCTCTCAGCAATTTGTAAATATTCTTCGGCATGAAGAATTTTGCCAGTTTGAGAACCAATAATTTGAAATCTATCCAGATTAATTCCTGGTATTCCTTCTAAATCTCTCTTTTTCAATCGACCTTCAATGTTTAGATAGTACACTGTTCGTGGAGAGCCGGTGGAACTATATTCTTCTCTTTGTGCTGTGGCAGCAAAATCTAATGATGTGGTTGTCTTACCACACTTTGGTTGACCTGTAAGTACCACAAAACTACCTTCTGGAATACCACCATTAAGAATAATATCTAATGCTGGACTTACTGGTATTGTTAAACACTTACGATCAATAACAGCATTTCCACTTAGAATTATATTTGCGCCAAAATCTTTTGTTATACTATCTTGTAGAGCTACCATCTATGTCCCTCAGTTTATCTAGAATATTATTTGACTTTATATCAGTTTTACCTTTATTAAACAAATTTCTCTCAATAGTTTTTAGTTCGGGTTCTGGTGCATTATCCAGAATTGTCTGCTGCTTGATTATCATATCAGTAAGATGTGGTGCTCGCAAAGAATAAATTTTACGGCCATCATCAGTAAGCAAAGCATTAATCACAGCCTTAGCATCAAAGCCTTTTAATATTTTATGTGCTGTGGTTATCTGACCCTTGTATTCTTTTTGCCACTCTTTACTCACCCAAAATCTATAATGAAGATCTTTTTTCTTTTTCTTCGCTATTCTTTCACAGATTATCTCTGTTATGAATTGAGCAGCGCTAACACTCTTACCATTAGAATACTTAGAAGGAAAGTCGTTCATTTATTGGGTCTAAAAATACAATCCTCGTTACGTCTAGATGTCGCATTACTAGTCTTTTTCTTAAATTCATCATTAACAGATGATGCCTCTTTTGTCATAATAGCAACACTATTAATTCCCTTATCTCTAGTATGTCTAATCATCAAATCACTAGATTTAACGGGCTTGGTTTTAATTGGTAGTTTCTTTTCAGTAATACTATCCGTATTCTTCTCAAGATAGTTCTTCACTTGCTTTTCTGTTAATTCTAATTCAGCAGCAATCTCCGAGTGGTCTTTACCATTACTAGATAACCAACTTATAGCATAACCTAGTGTTTTATTAATTCTCATCAATTCATCTCTCTTTCTGCATTATTTAACCATGCTAAATTTTTTGTTCTTAAAAATGATAAATAAAAATCAAATGCTTTGGGATTTACTTCTTGGAATTCAAAAGCCTTTTTGCCAATTTTACTTAAAAATTTATTAGCATGACCCTCTGAATATAGTCCAATAGGATTATAAATCTTACCATAAGTACCAACTTTAATATAGTACTTTGTTCTATTTTCAAACTCTACTTTTTTTGCTAATACTTTTTTAGATTCACTATTAGCGATTGGTTGATCATTTTTATCAAGAGTATCATGATCACCAATTAGTGTATAGTATGATGTTGTTTTGTCAAGATCTGTTTTATTTTTATTAATTTGAAAACTAAAATCGTGTGTCATGTTGGCCACTTTGGTTTCTTGGGTTTATTGATTCTGCTCATACCTTTTGGTAATTCTTTTTGGCTTGGCTTTTCTTTATAGTCATTGTGTTTTGCGTAGAGCGCTTGTTTTTGATCGTCGCTCATTCTATCAGTATTACGCGCTGCTAAATCACCAATAGTTTTAAGTTCACTATCACTCTTTTTAACACTAGCATTAAGAGTAAGTAAATCTTCTCGATATAGTCGATAAACATTATTTGATCTATTGCATGATCCGCACTTTGCTTGCGGAGTATAGTCTTTGATACTGCAAACAATTTCAAATTTTTCTTTACATTTCTCGCAAAAATAACTATATGATGGCATTATAATATGATTCTGGTAAGTATGGAATCCATTCTGATGGTATCTCCACTCTTATCCTATGTAGGAAGTTGGTAATTGGCAAGTACTTATATGTTTTTGATGGCATAACTGGCAAACTATGTAAAGGCATATTTGCTTGTTTGGGTGTTTTATTTCCTTTTTTACGATTACAAGACACACACGCCGTTACAATATTTGTCCAATTTGTTGGTGATCCTTGATTATGATTCCATGCTGACTTTGGTATCACATGATCATATGTTAATTCAGAAATATCTTTTTTAAGGCCACAATATTGACAAGAGTAATTATCTCGTATAAAAATATTTTTACGAGAAAAATTAACGGTTTGATTTCTTTGCTTAAAATATCTAGCGCTTCTTGCTACTGCTGGTATTGGATATTTTTTATTATTAGTCCCCACAATATAATCGTCTTTATAAAAATCTATAATATCCACACCAATTTCAGGATTATAGTCATGTTTAATTGACCATACTAATGCTCTCTTCCATGATATTATGGCTAGTGGCGTATAGTCAGCATTAAGTACAAGACATCTACTATTTTTGTTGTTCATTTTCGTAAAAGTCTAAACGACCAAGAATATTTCCTATAATTGGATTTCTAACAATATCACTATTATCTAATTTGGTAATAGCAATACCATCCATACTATCTAAAACCTGAGTCATGGTATAAAAACCACCCTGCATATGTTTATGAAGATCTGATTGGCTAACGTCACCAGTAAGAACCATTTTACTATTCAAACCCAATCTGGTCAATAGCATTTTTAATTGATCATAAGAAGCATTTTGACACTCATCAGCAACAATAAAACTATCATGAAAATTACGACCTCTCATCAAACCCAATGGCACAACCTCAATTTTATTATTTAATTTAAGGGTGGCTAATTGTGCTGGTGAGATAAAATACTGTACCTCATCCATAAGTGGTAAAAGATAAGGATGTAATTTCTCTTCTGCTGTGCCGGGTAAATAACCAATTTTTTCACCACTCTCCACAACTGGTCTTGTGACTATAATCTTCTTAACTTTTTCTTCTAATAAATATTCTATAGCCATACCTATAGCAATATGTGTTTTACCGCTACCAGCAACACCCTGACAAAAGGTAATATGGTTTTCAGCAATACTTCTAATAAATTCTTTTTGATTTTCACTTCTTGGCTTAAGTCTATTTCTATAGCCCTTACCAATTTGAACTATATCATTAGTAGCATCAATAACCTTAGATTTTCTCTGTTTGTTTTTATTATTTTTTCTCAAGTGTTACCCTTTACAATAGGAGAGGTTAAATTAGACAAGCACCACCGGCGCAACTAATTTCTTCAATTCCTACTGTATTGTCCTCAGTCTCTGATAGTTGCGTATAATCAACCTTCTGGAAACTATTAAATAGATCACAGTAGATCTTCCAATTATAAACGTCTTTCATGCAATATGTTAAACGTCTAATATCGCCACCAAAATATTTACCAGCAAAATTTTTCATTTTAGTGATAAATAGTAACTTATCTTGACTATCGCCTTCTTTGGCTTGATTCATACTAACATAATCACAAGCGGCCCATAGATTATTATTAAAAGCATTTAAGCCTAATTCGATCAAACCAGAACACCATAACGCAGCATCACCGTACTCCTTAACAATCTCTCTGCTTGTATAAACTGTTGTAAATGGCGCTTGTGGATAATCCTTATCTCCGCTCTGTGGAATAAGACTAATGCCAGCAAAATATTTACGGTTATCATAAATAAATTTGGTAACATCTTCCCATTCATCTGGTTTGACCGTAACAGTATTGCTAACATTATGACTCAAATAATCTTGGGTGCATAATGATCGATTTTTACCAGAATGAACCCAGTTCTTTTGAGTTTCTTTGACCACTTTAAGCATATCGACTGCTGGTAATTGATTCTTTAATTTGGCTCCGTCTGGAACCTCAATTGGGAACTTTACCACTTCATCAGTGTTGTTGGCTGACCAACTAGACTTCTCACACGCTTGTGGGTTTAATTTCTTAAAGTGCTGGTATGGTGCTTCTAAAACATTTGCCTGTACATGGCGTATATAGCGTTTAGCGTGATGAGGATGAATACCAGAACTGGTTCCAAGCATACTGCTGCTGGTTCCTTCTGGCTTTAAACAGGTTACTCTGGCCGCTTGATTAATTTTAATCTTTTTGGCCAATTCTTTATTTGTTTCCACAGCAATCTTTGCGCCCTTAGTCAAGACCTTTTCGGTCAATACTAATTCGTGCTTTTCCATGGTTCCCGTTAAAGAAACACCAAGCAAGGCCTCTCGTTCAAAAATCTTTTCACTAACTTCACCAAGATATTCTAACTTAGTAAAACCAGCTTGTAGAGTACCAATAATTGCTGCTGCTCTGCATCTTTCATAAAAATCATCTTCATCAGTTACACTTGAGCAGTTGATGGTTGATAGATTGCAGCCTTGCCATCCGCTCTTACCACTAGCCTCATCAACAGGCCACATACCTATTTCCACACAGTTATGCACATATACCGAATCGTTATCAAAAGCATGTATATCCTCAACCGTACAATCATAAACATCTAATTCGCCAACTACCACCTTATTAACTAGTGTATCAGTAAAATTGGTTCTATTAGGCATTCTTTGATAATTACCAAGAATAGTTTGAATTTTTTCTAATTTATCAGTGTTTCTGATAGGAACATACTTTGCGAATCTTAAAATGTTATCATTACTAATAACTAGTTCATGAGATGCCTGACAGAAATAATTTTTAGTACCACCTTTTCCATCTGGCATTGATCTATCGCCTTCTATCCTGCGATTTTTATAAATCTTAGAATAAATACCAAGAGAATTAAGTGCTATTTGGAGATTTTGTAAATTTTCCAGCTGAATTGAAGAAATTCTTAGCGATGAACCCTTTGTGTTGTTAACTAATACAGTTCCATCAGCATCAAAATACCCGGCAATTAACCCTGAAATATGATTCCATGAACCACACACAGATTCTTTACTAAGTCTTTTTGATGTACCAATCATACAATTTTTATTTATAGCAAAATGCATTAACTGTTTTGATTCTATCGAACTATATACAGCTATTGTATTTTGTGTATCATGATGACAATTATTTATAAAACCAACATCTGATAACATATTATATGCGTCTTGTCTATATTGTTCTTTAGACTCTCCCCACCATTTTAATTGTGCGGCTGTTTTTGAGTTGTTGCCATCGCCTAAAAATAAACCTAATAAATAACCTTTTTTCCAATCTTGTGATTCAGAATTCAAATTAGCTATAGAATCTAAATTATACGATCTATGATTATTGATAACAACCTGTTCTCCAAAACTGATATTATCAGCTTCTTTCCATCCAGTGGTAGTCATAATCTTATGATTGGGCGTTACTTTCAGTGTTCTTCCAGACCTAAATTCAAGTTCTATTACTTGTTTTGTGCCTGTTTTCCAGAACCCTTTATGGCTTGGATAAGAAATTCCATCAACAATAGCATTAAAACCTTTATCTATTAAGTCAGATACCATCTTAATCCCACGATCAGTGACAACAGTAGAGTCACCAACAACACAAGGATTAAAAATCATCTCTGTGGATTCGCTCCAAATAAATCCTGGTTCGCCAAACTCCTTAACACTTTCCATCAAAACCTGGAATTCGTCAAACTCTGTTTCACTCTTTAGCAAGAGGGCTGAGTTATTACTTCGTGCTCGTTGTGGATTATCAATATACCAATTGCCAGTTTTGGCTTTGGCCATTTCTTCATCATCAGGACTAAACAATGCTAATGAGGCACTTCTTCTAACGCCACCACTTAATACAGCATCGCTACTGTGCATCACAATATCATAAGCATCAATGGGTCTTAATTTCTTTTGACCATTACTAATACAACGATCAAGTAGTGCTCGTATTTTTTCTAGACCATTTGCTAGTGGTTCGTATCCTGGCGCTTTGCCGACACCACTGGCTAATGATGATCCCTTTGGACGAATTTGTGAGAAATCAAATATAACGTGAGTATTTTTCCAATCCTTAAATTCTTCTACTGGTTTACTAAAATAACTACTCAATAAAACACCAAGACTATTAGCCCAACCTTCAATACTATCTTCAACTAAATATACTCGTCCTTTACCATCTTCCACATTGTGTTCTAATGATGGTAGTTTAGATACATGGTGTTTTTGCACACTAAATCCTGTGCCGCTACCACATAGTAATAGCCAGAAACATTCTTGAAAGAATCTTAGTCGATCACAATAACTTGCTGTGCAGTTATAAATTTTAGCATGACGCTTTAATATTGGTTCTCCACCAAACTGTAATGCTCTTTGACTACCAAGAACACGCTTCTTATACATTATATCATATGCCCAATTAATTTCATCTGCTATACCAAATTCACCATATTTGGTGTGCATCATATTCTTAACGCGCTCAACCGCCTCTTTCCATGTTTCACGACGGTTCTTATCTTCTAGCCAACGAGCATATTTACTAACAAATGTATAATTTTGTAATTCTTGAAGAGCAGACATCATTTCTCCTATAAGTAATAAATTCCTATAACACAATAACTTGGAAAGAATAGTTAAACATGTGTGTTATTTAAAAGTAAGATAAAACATAAATAATAATGTTGATTTATAATACACCACCCAATTGTTTCAGCCAAGAAAGATTTGGTTCAACATAAAAAATTTCCATACCACTCATGTTAATAAAAGTATCAAATCTTTTTTGAGCATCAATATCAAATAGGTGAGTGCCGTGGTTCTTAGCCATTATGACTTTGGTAACGCCTTCTTGCCATAATGCCATGACACAATCGTTACAACATTGACCAGTTACATATGCAACACCATTATCTGGTCTAACAACACAATTAGAAAGAGCATTTCTCTCAGCATGAATCATCCACGGATATTTATCTGGTCTAGTATTTGGTAGATTCTCGTCTAGTAGTCCACGAGGAAAACCATTATAGCCAACACCTAAGATTCTATTATTCCTGTCGGCAATCACACAGCCGTGTTTGGTTTGAATATCATGACTACGTTGAGATACAACAGTAGCTAAACCTAAAAAATAATCTATCCACGATGGTCTTATGCTCATATAAGTATTGTATCAAACGCTGAGGATTTGTCAACAGGCCGATTGTTAAGTTAAAAATTTATAATATGAACTGGGCCTCTGGCTTCGCACATTAAAATCATTTCCTTATATTAGTAGAATACCCCAATACCTAATTTTTGAATAATTTCAATTAACTGCTGGCGCTTTACCGTTTCCAATAGTAATTTTATTACTAGTTTTTTTGGGATCAGCAGTATCATTAGTATTGGAATTACCACAATGTACTTCTGTTAACCATTGAACAATACGGCTTGATAGCCCCATTTCCATTTCTTTAACACTGATTTGAATTAAATGTACATAAATAGGCCACCATTTTTTTCTACATCCATCAATCGCCATCTCAAACCACGGATACGAGCATGGTGGATTTGGTCTATGTATTATAAATATAAATTGATGATGACAGGATTTACTAGTTCCAAGATTATATGGATTATTTTTTATTTTAGTGATTTTTCTATCACCCCTAGTTACAACACCATTTTGATTTTGTTTTGTTAATGTCTCACACTGAATAAATCTAGCATTAGTACCACCAGCACTATAGTAAGCGTCTGTTTCTTCGTCTGTTGGTTTTTTTCCTGCCTGTATTTTTGCCCACGCAGCCTTGGCTAAGGCTAAAACTGCCTGCCAAGCTGGACTTTGTTGATATTTTGGTGTTGTACACGCGCACTTGCTATACCAATCTACATCTTTACATACTCGCCTACCGCCACAGTTATCAAAATAACTTTGACAACAACTATTTGGCGGGGCTTTATAGCATTGTAGTTGACTGTCTCTAGCTTTTGATAATTTACCACTAATTTTTTGATCTAATAAACTTTTCTCAATTTCTTCTTTAGTTTTTGCGATATATGTTGGATCTTTTTCAGCTTTTGCTAATTCCTCTTGTACTAATTTTTTAACCCCGTCTTGAATAGACTTCAACCATTCTTCAGCATCGAACTCTAGTGTATCTTCTGGAGACGTATCAACATTATTAATATCATAAGGTTTATGATTGTTGATTTTTGACTTTCTTGCGTTCTCGTCAGTATCCCATTGTGTTTTACCCATAAATACCCCTTGTATTAGAAATCACAATCTGGTTGAATATTTATATTATCAATATCTAGATCATAAACAGGCATGGGAAAATTTGTAAACCCACTAACAGGATTTGTCTGTAGTGTTGAATTAATCGATAGTATACTAGTGTCAGTAAATTTACCATATTGCATTTCTCCCCAATATTCGTAGGAGATATCCAATGGTATAGCACAGGATACCTGTAAATCTCCACTAAAGTTTACATAATCTTCAATATGATTCAATCCGCCGTCTGGTCTCTTATGATATATTGAATTTTGGCCTTGTAATGTTACATTTTTAACTATAAATAAATCGCCAGTTGATGTGTCAATAAATACATAATCAAACTTAGCAAACTGTGATGCTGGTTGAATATATCCTGGTAAAAACATGTCAACATCAATAGTATTAGTATCTATGCTCTCGCATTCAACTAATGCAGAAGATCCGGTGATAGTTGGTGATGTGAGCGTTAATCCATTAAATATATCATATAAATCATCAAGTTGTTCGGTGAACGATATTGTAAAAATAATATCATTATCTTCAATCATATTAACACTGAAAACTACCTCACCACTACTATAAGTTAGCGTAATATTAAATAAAAATAAATCTATGACTGTGGAATATTCTGCATTAAGGCTATTTTGTATTCCATCACTATCCACAGTATAGTCTGATGTTTTAACTAAATGAGCTTGACTAAAAAATTTATTAAAAGCGGAGACGATTTGTGAGTCTATTGCACAATTGTTTAATTGCACATTATTGAAAGATACTGATATAGATGCTGGAATTTCTAAACAAATTTTATTATCAATAAATTTATCAACACTTCTTATTAATCTAAAATTACATTTGTTTATATCAATTTCGAATGCGCTATGATCTTCAGACGCATATGATATTGAGGATACTTTAGATGGTATAATATACTGTGGAACAATAAAGCCAGATGCGTCTTGTTTGATAGAATTTTCTAATATGTCGGTACGACCAACAAGTTTACTAATAATGGTAAAATATGGATCATTGGTCATTGGGCCATCATAAAAATTATAAGTAATATCTAATGTTAAAATATTATCAACCAACGCTCTATCTATAGTTACTGATACATTATAATCTATATTAAATACTGGGCACTTAAAATTTAATGATGTAGTAGCGGTTCCTGTGTTGATTAATGTAGCATAGTCTAGAAAGAATACAGATTGCAATAATAATTTAGTCAAATTACATAATTGTATATTTTTATTACACTGCAATATTGCATCATCATCTATAACTAATACTAAACACACACCATTGAATGGTTCTAAAGTTTGAATAATATTCAAATCGGTTCCATCAATAGAAAAATCTTTGATAATATCACTAATGAATTGATTATTTTTTAATTTTGGATCTAACATGTTTTAATTATATAAATATGATTGGGTACATAAACATTAGAATTATTAACTATAATTCGAGCCACATCCTGGACATCTATATCTTGTTGTATAGTATCTGATATATCTTCACACTGATTATCATTTGAATTATCAATAAAAATATCATTTTCAAATCGCACAATATTATTTTGAAAAAGTTTTGGTGAAGAAGTTTTTGACCATGTATTAATAGGCTTTACATAAAATAATTTATTTGATAAACCTAAAATATTACGAAATATAACTGGGTCTATTATATTATAAATATGTTTATTTTTTGTAGACTGATTAATATTAAAACTTGGTGAATTATATCCATTATCTATATATGGCTGCATATCATCGCCATAAGATACTGTATGTGGATCATTTATATAGTAAATAGCCATAATATATCCTTAATATGAATATATTATATTACACTAAACTATTTTTCAAGTAATTTTTTATAAAATACTAAAGAGGCCACTGCTCCGGCAACACCCATAAATAATCCTGCTGGTTGGAGTGGTGTCATTCCTAGTAAATAGGTTATAATTCCACCAGCATATGAGCCAGCCACACCAAGCGCTATTGTTTTCCAGAATCCGAAATTCTCTTCACCTGGAACAATGCTCTTAGCGATTGTACCTACTAATAAACCATAAACACACCACACAATTAAACTAGACATTTGCTGCCTCCACTAGTGTTACGACTTCATCATCCTTGAGATTTTCTCCTATATTTAGTAAAGCATTTACTAGACTTGTAGAATATGCTGCATAATCATCAGCATTAAGTTCGCGTCTAATAATTTTCTTAATTCTCATCTTTGTAAACCAACCCCTATTTTTGCTAAATGTGCGAATATTTTCACCATAGATAGCAAATCTGTCTTGGGTATTAGATAGTTGTGAGATTTTTGTTTTGTTACATTCTTGAAGCACACGAATAACAGTTAGTATAATACTAATCATCATAAGTATTGCTATTACACTACCAAAGCGTTCATCGTCAGCCAATCCGGCTTCTTTAATAACTTTTTGAGCAATCTCTTTTAATTTTTTGTCATCAGGTTTTGACATGATTGCCTACTTTCTAATAACTTGTGTTTTACACTTATCTCCGCTACATGTGCTTGGTGGATTTTGTTTATCTGGTTCACAATAGCCACAATCCACCCTTTTAATACCATCGCCACTCATATACCACCCCTTACCTTTACACACTGGACAGTCTTTACGCTTATATTTTTGTACAACTACTACTGATGAACCCTTAATAATACCACCAACCACAGTCACAACTGCTGTTGAAGATCCACTATAAGATTGTGATAATATCAATCCACAAAATAAGACTGCTAAAAATTGTTTCATTTTTTTACCTTCCACGGAATTATTCTGTCTATAATATTTTTTATAGGTTTAGGATGATTAGGAACTGGAGCTGGTTGTGGCTTTGGTGGAATTATAGTATTCTCTGTCTTATCAAATAGTTCAATAAGTTTACGAATAATATTTATCAACTGTGTTAATAGTTTGCTTAATCTTATCTTATCCAAGAGGTTCATAGATATCCTCCAAAACCATAATCTGGTAATTTTTGTAGTGGAAAACCATCAAAATTACTAAAAGCATAACTGCCGTTTTGGCTTAACATACCAGCAGCAGTATCAGCATGAATTAAAAATGATCCATCTGGAATTGGACCCCATTCTGGATGACCTCCATCATTCCATTTTCCCCAACTATTTTGCACTAAGAATAGAGGCTCGCTGCCAGTATCATCACACGCTATCCAAGCCATACAATGAGCCCAGCTACCACTAACGTTTGCTATACCCCTTTTATCTCTTTTGTTTGAGAATCCATAATTAGAGCATACGGATAAACCATAACCATTAGCAAGAGCATCTCGCGCTTCTTCAACTGTGCGTACTAATGATGTGGTCTTGATTTGATGATCATTAGCTAGGTCTAAAACTTTATCTGGTAATCCTCGACCACCCCAGCCAGCACCAACATTACCATTATATTTAGATAAGTCAATAACACCTTTATAATCTTTACGAACTAATATACCACCAATTCTACTAACAAACTCTGCTGCTCTGCTGCAACTCATACCCTGGCCAGAAAAACCTCTGGCCCCATAAATAGCCTCAGTGGCGCCTCGTGCTATCCAAGACTCCTTCTCTCCATCCACATCAATTTCTACTGCTCGACTAACATCACAGGCATTTCGTGTTCCGTGGGAAACACAATCTCCAGTGGTTTGTCTTTCATTATAAGGATTTTTATCAAACTTTAACACACTCTTATATGGTGTTGATAATTTGCCTTTACCACTATTTTTAATTTTTTTGCTAGCATCTCCAAATAGTGGATATTTAAGAGTTTCCATCAAGTATTCAAAATGGTGCTCTTCCCAAACGCATCCGCTAAATCCTTTACGATAATTATCATAAAGTTCTTTTGGACTAAAACGTGGCATTATTTACTTCCTTCGTGGGTTGCCCAAGATAAGGCTTTAAATCCTTCTGATGCCTTGGCTCTTAGTTCTTTTGTTAATGGAATATTATCATCGCCAATTGCTGTTACTATAACAGCATTACAATTCTTAGCCAAGTCTGGATATTTATCCTTAATATTCATTCTCAACATTGGTCCACTCAAAGCATTAGCCTGACGAACATCTTCTGTATTTTTAATTACAGCTTGTTCACCATCTAATTCAATTAGTGTTGCAATGTCCGAATATAGACCACACAATCTTTTTCCATCAACAATCCTATCGCTAGATCCTAGTATTAAACTCTCCACAACCTTATCGGCTGCTTCTTTTAATTTGGGATCAGATGGGGCGTCAACAACATCAACTACTGGCGGAATTGGATTTGGAACTACATTATTGAAATTTGGTTTAACCAATCCATAAACAACTAATAGTGCAGCAACGGTCAGAAGTATATTCCTAGTGCTCATACTTTTCCTTCCTTACAAACTGTGGGACTTAAAAATGGAAACATTTGATCAGCAACCTTAACAGCCTCGGCGCATCCGCTCTTTTCGGCTAGATCACGGGTTTGCTTCCACGAAACTACAAGTTGAAAAAATATATCATCAACTTCTTGCTTTACAACTGCTGGGGTTGTTTTCTTAGAGAACAATCCCGTTACTTTTGATACTAAGGGTTGTAATAGTTTTTGTACTGGGCTTAACTTATCCTTAAAGAAAACCCATAGTACAATAGCAACACCAGCATATAGAGCAACATCCGTGGTGCTTAAACGACTAGCAAACTGATCAAAACTTTCTGTGTAATTCATATATTGCCCTTTATTTGTCTGAAACTTTTGGAATGTTATCTAGTGAAGGATCTACTTTGTTTTTAGGATCAATAAAGACGCCCACACTCCTGAATGTTGTGACTAAAGCATCAATACTTGATCCTGCCAAAATCATTAGTAAGGCTTTCACGTTCTTATGTATAATAGGCTCAATGAAGTTGGGAACAAAGGGTATATCAACAACTATGAAAACCTTATCATAGAATCCTGATAATAGATCTAGCACAATAGCTTTTTTATCTGGTCCACTAAGCTCATTACCTATTTCCTCAATAGCTGTTACTAATTGAGCTAATACTAATTGTAATATTT